CCGATAGGCGTTAAAGAAACCAAAGTTCCTGAAGGTGTTTCTACGTATAAACATTTAGATAATGCTCCTAGTATTGAAACTTCTGAACCAGAACAAAAAGAAGAAACGCCAGAAGAGGTTGTAAACCCTTTTGACGTAGGCTATGAAGGTGATGGTAAGGTTTTAAAAGCAGGAGCTACGTTCTCATCAGGTGAATCAGCGTTAGAAAATGCTTTAGACGAAGCAGGTGTAGCGTTTAAAGATGGCCCTAACCCTGATCCACAGGCTTTACAGCTTGCTCCGGCTAAAGATGCCGCTAGACTTATGGAAAAACTAATACATGACCAGATCGAAGAGTCTAATGGCTCTTCTGAACTGCGTAATGCGTTGTTTGAGTCTGCGTTGTTTGGCACAGGAGTTGTTAAAGGCCCATTTAACTTTAATAAAACTCTTAGTCGTTGGGAAAAAGACGAAGAGACAGGTGAAAGAACGTACAATCCACTAGTAGTACGTGTACCGCGCATTGAGTTTGTAAGTATCTGGGACTTCTTTCCAGATCCTAATGCAACAACAATGGAAGACTGCGAATACACTTTTCACCGCCACAAAATGAACCGCTCACAGCTTAGAGGTCTAGCAAAGCTACCTCATTTCAACAAAGATCAGATCCGCGAATGTTTAGTTATGGGATCTAACTACACTGAAAAAGACTATGAGACTGAATTGAAGGACAACCACCACACAGAAGAGTATGGTGATGGGCTTTTTGAAGTATTGGAGTACTGGGGCGTAATGGACGCACAATACGCTAGAGAAGCAGGAATGGAACTCCCAGACGAGGTAGACGATTTAGATGAAGTACAGGTTAATGCTTGGGTTAGTAATGGCAAGCTGTTACGTGGGGTTGTTAATCCATTCACTCCGTACAGACTCCCATACAATGCCTTTCCTTACGAGCGTAATCCTTATTCTTTCTTTGGTATTGGCGTTGCTGAGAATATGGACGATTCGCAACAAATAATGAATGGTCATGCACGTATGGCTATTGATAATCTTGCGCTATCTGGCTCAGTAGTCTTTGACGTTGATGAGTCTGCCCTAGTAGGTGGACAATCTATGGAAATATATCCCGGAAAAGTGTTTAGAAGGCAGTCAGGAATGCAAGGTCAAGCTATTCATGGCATTAAGTTCCCTAATACAACACAAGAAAACTTGCAGATGTTCGATAAGTTCCGTCAGCTTGCAGATGAGCAGACAGGTATACCTAGCTACTCTCACGGACAGACAGGCGTACAGTCTATGACTCGTACAGCTTCTGGTATGTCTATGTTATTAGGTGCGGCAAGTCTTAACATTAAAACTGTAGTTAAGAACATAGATGATTTCTTGTTACGTCCACTAGGAAGATCATATTACCAGTGGAACATGCAGTTCTTTGAAGGCGAGTTAGCTATTGAAGGTGATTTAGAAGTAAATGCAATGGGTACAAACAGCCTCATGCAAAAAGAAGTACGCAGTCAGCGACTAACAATGTTCTTACAGACTGCTCAGAATCCTGCTATTGCACCGTTCGTTAAGATCTCTAAGATTGTAAGTGAATTAGCTTACAGCCTTGATCTTGACCCTGATGAGATCCTTAACGATCCAGAAGAAGCGGCAATGATGGCACAAATTATAGGAGCGCAAAATGTTGGACAAGCAAATGGCGGCGAAGCTGTCGGCCCTGACGAACAACAGGGAGCTATGGGAGGCCCTCAAGGAGCATCTCAACAACCTCCGAACCTTGGAGCTACAGGCACTGGCGGTGGCAACATCGGAACTGGAACTGTACCGCAAGCAGGGGAGAGTGAGTTCTCTGGGTAATTTGCTACAACTGAAAGAACAAATACAAGAAGCCAAACAACGACCAGAAGGTTCTTAGATATGAATAAGATGTATAACATGGGCGGTGAGTCCGTTGACGATAAGCGTTATAAAATGCAGATGAAAAAACGTAGCGCGTATCAGGACGGAGGAACAATTCAAGATCTTGAAGAAGATCCCGAACAATTTATGTCGCCTGAAGATGCTAAAGAACATCAAGAAATGTTAGATCAAGAAGAAATGGATCGAAAGCTAAAAGAAGCTGACGAAAGATTTATAAAAGATCAAAGAGAAGGCAAAATGTCTGGTGGAAAACTACAGTACGCTGAAGGCTCTATGCTTATGCCTCCTGAAATGGAAATGGAAAGCGAGATTCCTGAAGACACTTACCCTAACATTCCAGAAGATGAGATGGCTGAAGCAAAAGCTTCACAGCTACCAGATGCTGAAATGGAAGAAGACTACGTAGGCTATGTACTAGGTGAGTCTCTAGATATGGAAGAGCAAGAATATTTAATGGGCGTTCTAGAAACTGACGAACGTCTAAGTGGCATCTTTGATAAGGTCATGGATGTTGCAGGAGAATTCTCTGGCGAAGGCGAAGTAAGTGGCCTTGGCACTGGAGTATCAGATTCGATTCCCGCAAGGTTATCGGACGGTGAATTTGTTTTCACCAAAAAGGCTACCGATCAAATGGGCGCTGATCAGCTACAAACTATGATGGACGAAGCTGAGAAAGCCTTTGATGGTGGTTATATGATGAAGAAAGCATTTGGAGGTCTAACAAGCGAAGACGATATGGATTCGTATGATAGTGAAGAAGAGGTTAAGAAACAAATGATCTCTGCTAACCAAATGCCAAGTATACGATAAAGCTACTTCAGTTCGCTGAACCCTTTATTATTTTTTTTACCTAGAGGCCACCTTGAAGTATCAAGACCCTATATTACAAACGCGAGTAATATAGCCACCTTGAAAGACTAGCAAGCCCCAACAGGAGTGTGATCAATATGTCAACTGCAAACGAACAAATGGAAGAACCAACTGCGAATCCGTATAACTCTAAGAAGGACTGGCACACACCAGATGCCCCAAGTAGAGGTAAAGCAGATACGCTTTTCTTTGAAGAACCTTCACAGGCCACCCGCTCTGCGGCCCCTGAACAAGCAGAGGCTCCCAAAGGAAATACAAATTATAAAAAACGATACGATGATCTAAAGAAACACTACGACCAGAAGATAGCTGATTTTAAACAAAAAGAACTACAGCTTACAGCGATGGCACAAGAGACGCAACCTGCGTATGCCCCGCCTAAGTCAACCGAAGAACTTGAAAGTTTTAAAGCAGAATATCCTGATCTATATGAAACTGTAGAAACCGTTGCACACTTACAAAGTGAACAGCAACTACAAGCTTTGAAAACTAAAATGTCTGTTCTTGAAGAACGAGAAGCAAACATTCAACGTAGAGAAGCGGAGACTACACTGCGTTCTCGACATCCTGATTTTGAGGATATACGAGGCGATGACAAGTTTCACGAATGGGCTAAGGAACAACCAGAAGCAATTCAAGGTTGGATCTATGAAAACCCAGACAATGTTTCATTAGCGATAAAAGCTATTGATCTTTATAAGATGGAAAATGGTATTAAAATTGGAAGTAAGCAGAAGACAAGAAAATCACAAGCCCCCAAATCTTCAGCGGCAGACATGGTATCTACGAGAACTACTCAAATAGATTCCAAAGAGCCTAAGATTTGGTCACAACGGGAAATCACTAAACTGTCTATGGCTCAATTCGACAAGTATGAAGCCGATATTGACCTAGCTATTATGGAAGGCAGGATAGTAGATTAAACATTATTGTCTTTTTTTGGAGTAACATAACATGGCTTTTAACACATCAGACGCTCTATTTGAGCAAAGCACAGACACAAACGGTAACTTTGGTAACTCAGTTACTGGTCAAACTAACAGCTTCTTCCTACCCTCAGTCTTTTCTAAGAAGGTTCTTAACTTCTTCCGTAAGGCATCGGTAGCTGAAGCAATTACCAACACTGATTACAGTGGTGAAATCACAGGTTTCGGTGACTCTGTAAAGATCATCAAAGAGCCAGTAATCACTGTAGCCGCTTATGAGCGTGGCGCTGACGTAGCTCAGACTAAGCTGACTGACATTGAAACTACTTTGATCGTTGATATTGCTAACGCATTCAAGTTCAAAGTTGATGATATTGAAACAGCTATGTCTCACGTAAACTTTAAAGAAGTTGCATCTTCATCTGCCGCTTACGCTTTGCGTGACGCATTTGACGCAGGTGTAATTGCTAAGATGTTTGCAGGCGTTTCAGCTTCAAGCCCTAACCACATCCTTGGTAGCGACAGTGCTACTGACCTAGCCGCAGGAACTCTTGACGGCACTGGTAACTTGGACATTGGTTTCGGTTCTAACGAGCATGATCCTTTGGATGTCATGGCACACATGGCGCGTCTTCTTGACGAGCAAAACATCCCAGAGGAAGGACGTTGGTTCTTGGCACCACCTAGCTTCTACGAGCAACTTGGACAATCTAGCTCTAAGTTAATGTCTGTAGACTTCAACGCCGGACAAGGTGGAATCCGCAATGGATTGGTATCTTCTGGTAAGCTACGTGGTTTTGATATGTACAAGTCTAACAACGTACCTGCTACTTCTAATGCCGCAGGTCAGATCCTTGCAGGACACATGAGTTCTACTGCAACGGCTCAGACCATTACAAGCACTGAGGTTCTTCGTGACCCAGATAGCTTTGGCGACATCTGTCGTGGTTTGCACGTTTATGGTGCTAAAGTTTTACGCCCTGACGCACTTGTTTCTGCGTTCTACGGTATCGACTAAGTAAGCAATTAGAGAAGGGGGTGTAAAAGCCCCCTGATCTTTAAGAGGTTATAATGGCAATACTTGGAAGCAACACAAAGCCTGTAATGATACAAGGCAGAAGTAAAGGAAAGATACTAGGCGATACAGGAAGTTGGTATAAGCCAGAGAACAAAAAGAAATACGAAGATAACTGGGATGCTATCTTTGGAAAGAAAGAAACTGAAACTAAATCAAAGGCGCAATAAGATATGGCAACAACTTACCTTGAACTAACTAATGAACTTCTTCGTGAACTCAATGAAGTTGCCTTAACTGCATCAACCTTTTCAAGTGCGTTAGGCGTACAGCAACACGTTAAAGACTCAGTAAATAGAGCTTACTTTGATATTATAACTCAAGAACCTCAATGGCCTTTCTTATCTGTTGCAGAAAGTGGCACAGTAGATCCAATGTACGGCAACGTATTTGTTGAGACAGTTATAGGTCAGCGTTTCTTTGAGTTAAAACCTGCTAGTTCTAATATTACAACCGACTACAGTTCAATAGATTGGGATAACTTTTATCTTACTACTGTAGGCGTATCTGGAGAATCTCCTCCGTACATAAGTCGCAACCTTAAATTCTTAACAACTGAAGAATGGAAAGACTTTCGCAGAGTTGGAGAGAACCTAGACGATGCAGACACACAAAACTACGGTGTTCCTTCTGCCGTTATTAGAAGCCCAGACTCACGTAAGTTTGGACTCAGCCCTATTCCCGATAAGGTATACCGCGTTTGGTTTTATGCGTGGAAACTTCCAACAAAACTAGTTGCTCATGGCGACAATATAGTTTTCCCAGATTTGTATACTGGTGTTCTACAAGCTAGAGCTAGGTACTATATCTGGCAGTTCAAAGACAATCCACAGGCGGCGGCATTCGCATTAGATGATTACAAAAAAGGATTACGCAGTATGCGTTCTAACCTTATTGAGCCTACGCCTACATATATTAAAGATGATCGGATGAGGTATGTTTAATGGCCGCTTCACAACCCTTTGGTATCTCTTGTAGAGGCGGGTTAAACACCAACCTTAATCAGCTTGAAATGCTTGCTCAGCCCGGAGTTGCTACAGAGTTATTAAACTTTGAAGTGAATCCAGATGGCGGGTACAGACGTATAAATGGTTACTCAGCTTTTGGATCTAATCGACCTAACGGTGGTGAAACTGTATTAGGACTTAAAGTTTATGCAGACGGTGTAGTTGTTTGTAGCGGTACAGGTATTTTCTTTAGTGTTGATGGAGCAAGTTGGTTACAGCTAAACAAAGCAAGCGTAGCCAGTGGAGGAGACAACTTCACAACCTTTAGTAACCGTAGCGTAGATGCAAGAACTGGACAAGCCCAAGTAACTTTTACAATCTTTGAAGGCAACAGCGACTACGGTCAGCTTATAATTACTGATGGGATAAACAAGCCTTTCTTATTTAATATGACAGGCACTGGTGGCTTAGCTTCTCGAACATTCTTTGCAGAAGAAGTAACAGTAAGCGGATCAACAGCCCCTACAGTATGTGTTATTCACGACAGCCATTTAGTTGTTGCAGGAGCGCCAAGCGCAAAGAACACAATCTTTTATAGT